TCAATGCCACGGCTAAACTCGGCGCTGTCTAGGCCAAGAACTACACCCAATCGCCCAATAAAATTAGCCATGTTTTACCTTGAATATTTTTTCATCATATCCCGGCGCGGCGGTCATAAAGGTTTTTAGCGCGTTATTTGCCGCCTCGCGTTGCTCTGCCTCACTCATTGGCGGGACAATGTAATCATATACATTACCCAAAATTCTGGCTAGCTTGTAATCGGGCGAATCTTTGGGGCGCATGTAGTTAAACACCCCCGCCGTCAATTGGCCCAAACAAGTCAATATCCCGTGATTACCTACTGCGCCATCTGCGTACATGGTCTGGATTCTGGTCATTGTGACCTCATCCAACTGCGCCAGCGTTTCGTGTGTATGCCCATTGAAGACCATTGCGCATTCCACTTGCGTCCTCAATGAGCCAATCAGTTTCCCCGCGCTTCCCTGTAAGTTGGGCTAATAGCTTCCGCAATGTTTTCAATCAAGGCAATCTGTACGGAAGACGGAAATTCAGCCTCAATGTCAGCAAAGGTAATGTCATCCATGTTGGCTGTTTCATCTTCAGGGATAAGCAACTTTATGTATTCGGTAATTTTGTTTTCGGTCATGGCTTTGTTTTTTGCGGCCTCCCGCATTGAACGACCTTTGACCACTACATCTGTTTCAGTAAACTCAATTTCCATTTCTGGCGTTGCTTCCGCTTTAAACCGCAACAACGGCTCAGACATTTGCTCATACAGCCGTTGTATGTGCGCCTCATCTGGATTTATGATGCGCTCAAACATGCCGTCAGATTCAGCGACAAACGGAATCCTAACTTTAAAAGTGTGACCGCCAAGCTCAAAACTGCGGGTGAAAATTTGCTGGCGCTTAGATTGATACTTGTTGCCAAGCACGCCTGATAATTTTGTCATGTCTTATTTTCCTTGTTTGCTTCTAAACTCTGCTATTCTGCGTTTCAAAATTTCGCCCAAACGATTCACAGTAGATTGAGCGTTTGCTTCTAGCGCTGGCCTTAAATAAGGCTTTGCCCCGTTTCTCGCCGTTCCAAACTCTTGCGCTATCACTCGCGCATCTGATTTAACGCCTGTAAAACTTTCTGCATTCTCAAAACCCATTTTGGCAAGCCGCTTACGCGCACGCAACAACCCTTTGCCCTCACTCATCCGCGCTAGTTTTTTGCCTGATGCTGTTGTTACTGCGGCAATCACTGTGTCGGTTTGCGTAATGTAGTGACTGCGCCTGTCCCGATTAGTTGGCCTTCTAGCCTCTACTTGAAGTGACAAGGCCAAGCCGCCCGTATCCCTTGGCGCGTTGCTTATTGCCGCTGACAGCACTGGCTGCATGGCTTCTCTTACTGACGGCACAAGCACCTTGCCTTGCACTGTCTTTGCGCCAAATTCTCGCTCAAGCGCTTTTAAGGCTTCGTTTACATCGCCAATACCTTTCAGCTTGACAAGAACACCGCCGCCCATGTCAAGCCCCCGACTTAATCATTCGGTGAAAGATTTCATTGTTCAGCCGCTTCACATAGTCAACCACTTGCTCAGGGGTCATTGTGTCGGCATGCCGCGCTGCGATTTGGTGAACAAGGCTGATGCCCGTCATCTTTTGTTGAAGAAAACCAAACCATTGCTTGCCGTCTTTTTCAGCTTGCGCTGCTAAAAACATCAACAAGTCATCGCTATTTTTTACATCGTGTTGAATCATATTTTCTCTTGTTTTCCCTCACAAAGATTCCAAAGATTCTAAAGATTCCACGCTTTACAAACGGGAATCTTCAAAACCTTTAGACAACTTGTTTAGGTGTTGTTTGACCAGCCGTAGCTGTTGCCGCCAACAGGATGCAGCGTGAAGTTAAATTTAGCTTCAGTTGCAGTGTTAGTGTCCCAAGTCATGCCGCCTACGCGAGCATTGAATGCGTAGGCAACAGTGTTTGAGCCGTCATACACAGCGACCACATAAGTGCGAATGATTGAACCACTGTAGCCGTCAGCACGAATCAACAATAGAGCCGTATCAGCGGGATTCCAAGCGGCAGTAATTGCCATGCTTGTTACCTGATTTTGAGTCGTAATTTTTGCGCCAGTGCGTGCGCCAGCAACGGAGTAAGCAGCGACTGCATCATCAGCGCCAAATGGAGGAATAACTTCCACTGGAATTAGCGTGCCGCCTACGCCTGTGCCGCCAGAAGCTACTCCGACAATACCAGCAACTTGTGCAGTCCAAGTACCCAATTGGGTATCAGTCAATGCCGTAGGAGATGCACCTGTTTGGCAATAAAGTGCTGCAATGTAACCGGGAATGACTTTGTTAATAAGTGCCATGATGTTTCCTTTAGAAATGGATTAAAGAATCTTGTCTTATCAATTGGGAATGTAAATTGTGCAGTCCAAAACAATCTGCGCCAAATTTTCATCGTTGTTAAATGTGTTGTACAACCACATCACATCTACCTTGGCAGCATAAAACCCGCCATCAGCTACATTCCCAAACATCCCACTGTAGCCGTGCAGCGATTGTAATATCTGATTTGAAATTGTGAAGCCATCTTCGATCTTTTGCGTAAAAACACTTACTTGAAAAATTGGGGTATCAATACCTTTGATGTTTTTTATCGGCCCCGTGTAGACAGGCTGATGAATGTTACGCAAACCCCATGTAACAAACTTTGGCTCAATTGCAAAATTTCGATTAAACGATGCGTAAACAGGCACTGGCGTGACAATCCCTGCCAGTTGGTACTGGATGGTCTTGCCAAGCGTTGCAGGGTTTGTTTGTGCCATTTAAACCGCCGTAGCAGGGTCTGTTCTATAGCAAAGCAATTTGATGCTCATGCGGTCATTAGATTCACGCGCATCGGTAATTCGGTAATCATTGCCGCGCCATGTAATTGAATACAGGTTTTGCGAATCAACAATTGTTTTGGCGTTTGGCGTGTAACGCATAGTGAAATTCACCATGTCTTGATACAGACGGTATTTCTCACTAATTTGCACGCTGTTGGCAACATCGCCAACTTCAGCGCGGGTTTTAAACCACTCAGTTTCAGTTGTTTGTTGCTCACCAAACGCTGACTTACCAAATGTCAGGCTGTTGATGGCAATTTGCTCATAACGCCGAATTGACATTTACATCACCAAAGGCTTGTAAGGGCGCAACAAAGTTGACACCCCAAACGGAATGTCTTTGAGTGATGCTTCGCTGGTGTTGCTGCGGTTGTTGTACAAATGGACAAACAACAAAAGCCCCGCCTGTTGAATTACGGGATAGCTTGCCAGCGGGTTTGCTACTGTCGTGTAATCACAATACACGGGCGAAGTCATGGAACTGTTTAGGTTGCTTGGCAGACTTTCCAGCACTACCTTGTTTCCGCTTGGATCGTAGTAATACTGGTTTGACGCCACTGTCATTAAAACTGGTGGCGTTGCTTGCGTCCAATATTTCACAGCGTTGATCGTTACACCCGCTTGATTTGGATAAAAGTTCTGCGACACCTCTGGCAAGTCCAAAGTTAACGGCGTGCCGTACAAACTGGATGCGTTGTACCAGACCCTGTAGCTTGCTGGAAAAATGCTCAGACCAATGTAGTCCTCAATTGCTTGCCTGACTGCCAACTCTAACGCGCTTAAATATTCATCTTGCGATTCATCTTCAAACAAATTTAGCTGGTTAGCAATCGCGGAAAGTTGCAGCCACGCAGTCGTGTTGTCACGATTAGTTTGCTCAACTTTGGCGTAATTAAACGGATTGCGCGTTGGCGCACCATAGTTAAGGTATCCAACTTGCTCAACAGTCATGCGACCCCCAATTAAGCAGCAGAAACTCGGACACCAGCAAACGGGTCGCGCACGGATGACACAAGGCGCTTTTCAGCAAACATTGTGATAAAGCCGGGCGCAGTTTGCTCAAAGGCTTGAATGCTCATAGTTTCAGTGTCGCCAATAGTCAAGAATCTAGGCCAGTTGCCTAAATAAATTGGAAACGCTGTTGTCAAAAACGGGTTAGCAATGACAGGGAATCCAAAAACATGCCCAACAGCGCAGCCGTCTTTTTCGCCAATTTCCAAGAACAACGGCAAGCCTTGCGAGTCTTTAAGCTGGCGCAAAGTTTGAATCATTGTTGGAGTCATGTGCCATTCAGTACATGGCAAAGACCAATATTGTGGCGGCAGTGCATTTACCGCGTCCACAATCTTGTTGTAAGTTACAGCGACACCGCCTAACGAAATGGTTGCAATAGAGTGGATGCCGTTGGTCATCGCAGTACCGCTTGTGCCGTAGGCGCTTGCGCCAGCACTCACATACATATCCAAACCGCGCAAGCCGCCTTCGCCGCCTGTAGAGGTTGTGGTTGTTCCGCTTTGATCGTTGTTTTGCACCATAGAAGTTGCTTCAAGAGCCGAAAATTCCAGCATCAAGTCATCAACAATTGTTGCGTCAAGGTTGTTTACATCTGACAAGACTGCGGTACGAATTGGCAACTGCGCCACAAGAACTCGCACAGGCAATTGCCAAATGGTTGTATTGATATTTGGTGAGCCGCTGTTCGGCGTAAAAGTGTATCCCCAAGGGTTTGTGCTGTTGGCAGCGTTACCTGTCTTGGCGACAAATTGCATATCGGAGCCTACCACTGGCACTTCGCGAGCGCAGACGCGAAATGGGTTAGCGTAGCGTAGCGCAGCAAACGCGGCGTCAAAAACAACATTGCCACCAACACCCGAACCCGAACCCGTCAAGCTGGATGCTTCGCGCAAATTAATGTCGGTTGCTTTGCCGTTCTGTATGGCTTGCTTGATGCCGTTCAAAATGGTTTCAGTGTGATTCATGGCTTTGTCCATTGTCTAAATTGAAAAAAGGGCAGGGGCCGAAACCCCCGCCAATGGCTTCTGCAATTAGGTTGCCGTACCAGTAGAGCGATAACGCACGCCAGCAAACGGATCACGAATTGATGTTGCCAAACGCTTTTCACCAAAGAATGTGATGAAACCGGGCAGCGTCTGGTCATAACGGCGCATAACCATGTTCAAGCGGTCAATGATCGTGTGGAAACGCGACCAATCAGCAAAGTACATTGGATAGAGGCTGTTTGTGCCAGCAGAACCAGCAGTGGTTTGGGATGGGGTATCAAGGTACTTGTTAACCACCACATCAAAGCCAAGCAATTGACCAACAATGCCCTCAACCGACAAACCTTCATTACGATTGTAAATTGGTGCGCCGTTGTTGTCCTTCAAATTGCGGATGCCGTTCAACATAATTGGAGAAATCACAAACTTGGTGTTTGGAGTCCAGTACTGTTGTGGCAAAGCATAAACAAGGTTGATTACATCGTTGTAAGTGACATTGTTTGCGCCCACTGTCGCAGCATTAGTCGTAATCTGGTCATAGGTTGCGACATTATGCAGACCGCTTGTAGAGCCAGTGCCGCTTGTGCCAAACGAAGAAACAGAAGTTGTGCCGCCAGCGTAAGTAGCATTTTGACCGGGATATTGGTCAAGGCCACGCAAGCCGTCTGCGCCACCTGTCGCAACAGATGTACCGCTACCGCTTTGGTCATTGTTTGCCACCATGCTCAAGGCTTCGCTCTGCGCGAATTCTGCCAACATGTCATCAACAACATTTGCTTCCAAGCCATCAATATCGTCCAGCGCTGCGGTACGAATTGGGAACTGGACATTAATGTCTTTAAGAACAATTTGCCAGATGCTTGTGTCTTCAGTAGTAGGCGAACCATTGTTTTGGATGCCGTAGCCCCACTGTGCGCCAGCATTTCCGGTTTTGACCCGGAATTGATAGCTTGAGCCGTCAGTAGCAACAGTGCGTGAAACGCCGCGCAGCGGGTTAGCCAAACGCAGAGCAACAAACACAGGGTCATACGCGGTGCGACCACCTTGGTTATTACCACCAGCAGTCAATGCAGATGCCTCTGTCAAATAGGCTTGCATTTGCGATTCGTCAGCAAAAATTTGCAGTTTGCTTTCAAACGATGACTTGCCGTTGACCATGGTACGCAGTTGTTCGCGCACATGCTTGTTCACATCGCCGCGAACAGTTTTTTCTACTTTGATAATTGCTGGCGCTTGCACGGCAGACACTTTTGCCTCTAGCGCAGCGACCATTTCCGTAAATTCGGCTTTGACAGCCTCAATAGCGGCAGGGATTTTTGCTTCTACAGCAATGACGGCTTCGGCTTGTTTGGCTTCAATAGCGTCAAGTTTTTCAATGATTTCTTTGGACATGATTAATCTTTCAATCGTTGGTTAAGGTGCTTTATCAATTCGCGTTGCTCAAGAGCAGCAAGAATTGCGCTTGCGGTCACTTCCGCTTCAGAATCGCTCAGTGCGGCTGCGGTTTCAATTGTTTTTGGCTCGGCCTCACGCTGCTCCAAAACCTTCTTGAACACGGACGCGGATGTGACCGCATCCTTTTTAGACAGCCCTGCTTCACGCAGAGCTTTTTCCAAAATCTTTAAATCTGCCGTGCCGTCTTGCCGAAAAAACTCCAGCTTTGAGACAGTGGCTTCCATATTGTTTGGGTACATCACCACGCTGACTTCGCGCAAGCCGCCTTTGGTAATTTGGAAATAGGCTTCATCGCTTTGATCTGGTTCGCCTTTTTGATTGACCATGTGATAGTCTTCAGCATAAGCGCCTACTGAAACGCCGCCAAACATTGCGGGTGATTCGCTCATCACTTGATACAAATCTTTGCCTTGGCTTGTGTTCATGAAAATTTGACCTGATGCGGTCATACCTTCATCGTCAAATGCAAATTCAGTCCACTGCCCAACGGGAATGGCATCTGCTGCGTGATTTATAAACATTGGCAGGGGTCGCCCTGCTGATGAAAACTCTTTGGCCCAATCAATAAATCCTTCGGGCTGATAAAAGAATTTGCGCCCATCAGCGCCTTCCCTCGGCCCCCAAGTTGTGACTCGGGCTTCGATTTTTCCTGTCGGCTCTTGGTTGTCGGCTATCGCCTCCAGAACCAACTTTGCCTCGCAAACCATCATTAGATTTTGTGTCATTGATTACCTCATCGACTGGTTTTCGGTCAATGTCGTATATTATTTTTGGAGGCCGACCACGCTTTTTTGGCGGGTCAGCGTTTGGCTTGTATGTTGCCAAGGATGCTATCACAAGACGGAAAATAATGGACATTTATTGTCCAATGTTCATTTTCCGTGTTTGACTGCCACCACCACCACCAGTATCTTGTGCGCTTGAGCCGGGAATTGCTTCTGGCTTGCCGCCTTTTGCAATTAACTCATCGCCGCCTTCCATTTTAGCCATGCCTAGATATTCACGGGCCTCGTTTGGCGTAATAAAGCCACCGCCTACACCAGCAGTAGCAAAATTCATTTGGTCAAGCGGCGCACCTTTTAAAAAGTTTTTCGTGTCAAATTCCACGCACAAATTGGGGTATCCATTAAACAATTGCTGCTTAATTTTCTGCTGGACATTGACCAAAACAGGATACATGGTTGATTTGTAAAATTCATCCAGCATTGTTTGCGTGTTGTTAAATTTGCTTTCACCCACGCCTACCATTGCCGCCGGTACGCCATACAAAGCGCAAATTCGCTTCATTGTTTGGGTTTTTAAGTTAGCAAGGTCAGTGTCTTGAAGCGTAAGCATTCCTAGTGGCGTGTATTTCATGCCTTGGTCAAGCAGCATGCCTTGGCCCGGTTTGCTTTGGTCAGTGCGCTGGCTTCCTACCATGCTGCTCCACGCTTCCTTAAGCCGCGCAGCAATTTCCTTGTATTTGCTATCAGGAATGACTTGTTCCGTTACAAACATGCCTGACGGCTTTGCTCCGTTCAACATTACATAGTTTGCGTAGACATCAATGTCTTGGTCAAGCCCTACCAATTCAGCCGCCAAAATGCCTTTGTTGAAACCCGCTGAACCTTGCCACGCTTGGTCTTTACAGTGCATTATCTGGTGCGCTGACAACGGCTCATCTTTGCTAAACCCGTAGGACGGCGTTGACAGCCTGTAGGACGGATAGCGCGTTGGCGTGATAGTTACAGCAATTAGAGTGCTGTCCATAATGTACATTTCTAACGGCGTTTGCGTATTGCTTTTTTGGTCTGCCCTCCACCACAAGGTAAACGCCTCCCCAAGCAATTCGTGCCACATCATCCATTGATACCAAAATTCATATTGGCTTTGGAAGTTGTTGGGATTTTCCAACAGTTTTAAAACCTGTTTGGCCTTGGCTTTGTCTCTTGCACCCACTGCTTCGCTAGAAATAGCGTCAACATAGCTGCCGTCTTCCGCTTTTGACATGATGCGAATCGGCAATTGCGAAATAGCGCGTGCTTTTACTGAAATGCACGACATTACAGTGCTGTTGCGCGTTAAAAGTGAAGTGTCAACAGGTCTTCCCGCATTTGTGGTGCTGGATGTTGTTACATATAAGATTTGCGTGTTGACTGTTGGGCGATTGTTATCCCCTTGATAAACAATATTGTTGCCAAGAGCAGTCTGCCCGTAAAGCGTATTAGCTTCGTTGGCTTCCGCGCCTTTTCGTTTAAAAACATCAAAAAGTCCCATGTTTCCACCTTATAAAGTACGAAAACCAAAGCCGTTGACAGTAGGATTATCCAGCGCACAGTGCATTGCAATGATGAGAGCAATTATGCCATCAACCTTGGCACTTTTGTCAGCTTCGTTTTTTCTAACCTTTACATTGCCATTTACATCCTCATAAACCTCACAATTACCCAATTGCCAGCCAAGAAACGGGTTTCCGTCATGTTTTATCTCATGCTGCATGATGCTTTTTTCCACATGTTTAGACGGCGCAGACAATACTGACATCCCCTGCCCCACCTTTTTGACAGGCAATCCAGCTTCGTGCAGCCTTGCGACAAGACTTGCAGCGTTGTAAGCATCAAAGCCAATTTCTTTGATTTCAGGGTATTTTTTGTACTGTTGCAAAATGTAGTTGCTGATTTCCCTGTCATCCATCACATTGCCCTCAGTAATGTGCAAAATGCCAGATTGCCGGGCAACTCTAAAAATATCGCCGTAATGTTTGGGTATTAGAGCGTATCCTTCTTCAGGCAAAAAGAATTTCCACTCAGCTTCGTAGTCATTGTCAGCATATCGTTTAAGCGTACAAACCGCGTTTAAGTCGCGGGTTGCAGCCAAGTCAAACCCAATAAAAACAGCTTCAGGCTCGCGCCCAAGATTCGCAACATTGCTACATTTTGGGTCATCCCAGAACGCTCTATCCACCCAAGCGCTGTTTGCGCTCACATAAATGTTAAGAGTTTTGCATAGAAACTCGTTAAGCGCTGCTGGCTTGTGCTTGGCTTCTTCAGAGCGTTGGGCAATAGCTTCTTCAAAAACGCTGATGCCGTGCATAGGATTGGCTTTTGACCATGTTATTGGGTCGCGCCAATCATCGCCGGGGTCAAGGCTGTACAGCAAACCAAACCATCTTGGATTGTCATCAGCTTCGCCAGTAAGCATGTTTTCAACCATAACCATGTCCTCATGGAACTTGGTTTCTTTTGTAAAGCTAGCGGTTGTGATGTAAACCCGCAAAGGGTTTTGACGCGCCACCATGCCTGAGTGCAGCACTTCAATTGCGTTGCGATCAACAATTTGCGCCGCTTCATCAATGATGACGCAAGAAGGATTTTTCCCATCCCCTGATTTTTTGGTATCGCGGGACAAAGCCTTAAACATTGATTGACTGTCGCCGGTCTTTGTAATTTGGAATCGCGTTGGGTTGTACAGCGCCGCTACATCATTAGGCATGTTTGCAATAAAACCTTGCGCCGCCTCAAACACAATAGACGCTTGTTCTCTATTGGTTGCCAGCGTGTAGACCTCCGCGCCAGCCTCGCCCCATTGCAATTCATACAAAGCAATTGCAGCGGTCAAAGTTGACTTGCCAGCTTTTCGCGGAATAAAAATAATGACATCTGTGACCATCCTAATGGTCGGGTTACGCTTGTCCCGAAAACCATAAATGGCACAAATAACAAAAATTTGAAACGGCTCAAGGACTAAGGGTTTCCCCGCATCTGGCCCTTTTGTGTGCTGCAAAGTTTCAACAAAGTCCAGCACATGCTGCACATACTTGACATGGAATTCGTATCGCCACGCCCGGTCTTCTAATTGATTTAAGAACCGCTGGCACGCAAGCCGAACTTTGCGACCTACGACAATCTCGCCCTTTGCTACTTGGACGGCATACAAAATACCAGTGCTGTAATTCATGGGCCTTTCAGCAAGCTGCTGTATTTGCCGCCTTCACTGGCTTTGCCTGACAAACGGCCTCTAGGTGTCAACCCCAATTCATTCATTAACACAATGGCCCGTGACAACGCCTTGTCGCCAGCCGTAAGGAATGGGTTTGGCCCGACTGTTTGCCCGTTGTTAAAAACAGTGATGATTCCTTTTTTTTGCACGCCCTCCCAACATTTAACATAAATTTCAATTTGGGTTGCCAGCGCAGCCAGCACATGCTTGTCTTGATCGCTGCCGATTCCGTAAGTGTCCCAAAGAAAGTCGCTGGTTTCTTTGATGAACTTTTGACGATTCCACGCCTGTGGGTTGTCCAGCCAATCCGCTTGCGGCACGCGCTTTCTAACTTTTTCTGGCAGCAATTCTGCGGAATGCTCGGCTCTTGTGCCATGCACTAAATGCAATTCTGGCGGTAAACGATTTGTCATTGTGATTTCCTTAAGCGAACTTAAACTACCCCCCTGTCTAACCCGAATGTCACGCATTTGGG